CTTTCAGTATCAGCGTTTATCGCATTCGTTGCTGCGTTTATTCCGACAAATAGTAGTCCGATTGCGGCGGCGGCAATAAGCAGGGGCGCCATTGCCGCATCGAGCGCCAATGTGACAGTAGTCATCACTGACAGGGCTGATGTTGCAACCTCAATGCCGCCAGTGAACGAGTCGATATACTCCTGTGTTTCGTCAGAGAATGAAACACCAAGCGTGTCTGCGAGCGTTTTTGATAGGTCTATCACGGAGTTTATCGCACCGGCAGCCTCGTCGAAGTCGGCCTTGAGATTTTTGGCAGCCTCTTGCGTTTTATCTATCGCAGCGCGCAACTTTGTCTGGGCGGCAGCAGCCTCTTTTGAGTTGTCGGCATACTCTTCGCCAATCTTAGACACCTCGGCCATGGCTGCCCTGTACTCATTCAGACCGTCAACCATTGATGAGAACGGATGACGCCCTTCAAGCAGCTCGTCAATCTTTTGGATTTGGTCGGTTACGGCTTTCATCTCCGTGGCCGATAGTTTTCCGCTGGCGGCTAATTTTTCCAGCTCCCCACGAAGCATCATCAACGTTGCGTCGCCAACCCGGTCAAGGTCCTCGAAAGCCTGGACGTAGCGCTCAGTTTTTTTCAGTTCCTCGAAATCTATACCGGCGATTTCAGCATCACCCTTGTTTTGCCATGCCTCAATCAGGGCCGGCTTCATTGTTTCTGGTATGGAACTATCGAGTATCGACTGGATTTTCTTGGCGGTGTTTTGCATAATCAGCAGTTTCCTCTGGTCAACCGTCATAAAATCCTCCAGGCCACCCATCAGCGCTTTTGCTTCTTTTTTCTCGTACTCAATGATTGCATCGAGCCGTTCTTGGGCCGCCTTTCTGATTTCTTCTGGACCAATAGCGTTGACCATCTTCTGCATGCCGCCAATATTCTTGAAATCAATATCATCGGTATATCCGCCGGTTTTCATCACGTCGCCAAATGCCTGACGCAGAGCAGATCGCATATCACCAACCGCAAGACCAAGCGATTCGGTCATTCTCCTTGCGGCATCCTCCGATCCGGTCAACCCGAGCATGGACTCAAAGAAGTCGTTCGCCTCCTGTGTTTGCTGGATGTCGCGGGAAAGTTTGTCGAGTTTATCCTTGATGGCTTTTTTGAGTACATCAAAACCTGCATCTGATGCATCCATTGCGATTTTTTGGGCATCTTTTTTTGAAATGTCGCCCATCTTTACAGACGCCTCACGAAGCACGCGCTCCAAGTCAGCATCTGAAAACACAAGGCCGAACATTGACGTGTCGACGCCTCCGTACATGTCGGTCGTCTTTTTCTTCGCCTCTTCGGCCGACATCCATTTTATCAATTCGGTGTACTCCTTGTACGCATCCTTCGTGGCGCGAACCTGGTCGTTGATTTGAGCTATACGGGGGTCCGTTTTTTTGGCTCCCTCTTTCTCTGTTCCACCAAGAAAAGCCCATGCAATCTTTAGTTGGCGAACCTCTTCTTTTAAATCGGATATCTTTTCCTTGTTGAGGTTATTTCCGGCAGCAACCTGCGCATTGTATCTCTTCAGGTCTTCTTCGGCCAACTTGAGCGCGTTCGATACAGTCTCAAGCTGCGTAGCGTCGCTTTTTTCCATATCCTTTAGATCCATCGGCGACACCTTGGATAGACCTCTTTTTTCAAGGAAGTCGTTATACGATTTAGCATAGGGATTTTCGACATCAGATACTTTTGTGAACGGAAATTTTGATTGCAGCTTCATCTGTGTTGTCAGCAGTCGTTTTGCTCCAGCATCAATGTCGCCGAGCGCTTGGAGCCAAAAGTTTGTTTGAGTAGCCAATTTCGACTGAAGCACACCAAGACTCTTGTCTGACAGCCCGAATTTATCGACGCCAAAAACCGGCATCTTTCCATTAATCTCTCCGATTTGAGCGATGGTGGACTTGGCCATCGAGTTCATGTCGACCTCAAATCCACGTAGAGCCTTTCTCGCACCATTGACTTTTCCATTCAGTTTTTGAAAAACAGTTCCATCCAGTGACCCTTGGTTGTGAATCATCATGCTCAGAAGAGCGCTATCAAACTGATTGATTGATATTGCGCCCTGCTCGAACTGTTCCCTGAGATCATCAAACTCATTTCTTACTCCTGTGACATTATACCCCTTTGCCCCCGTTTTGGACAGGTAGCTATTAATCTCGTTTAGCTTGTCTGCGACCTTCTCCGCGTTCTCCACAACATCATCGTTCAGAAGTCCGCCAGTACCCTTCTGAGCGTATGCCATGTATCCTGGGTCATTCTTTGCAGCGCTGTAGACCTCGTTCCACATATCCCTCACCTCCTCAAGTCGCTCTTTCTCCGTTAGGAGCTTCGATAGCCTGTCGGCAAGCAGGTCCTTGATGAGTTCGTTTTTCTCAAGTATATCCTGCATTGATTTTCTTGTAGACAGCATTGCCTGCTCGGATGCACCCTTCCCGAAAGCCTCTTTGATGGATGCGGCCATTTCTTTATATGAGTCGGCCATCGACCCGGATAAGGCAGTCGACTCCTTTCTCATATTGGCGGCCATCTCTGTGTATTCCTTGTTGTATTTGACAATGCCAGACACAAGCTTGTATATCCCAAATCCAGCAGCGGCAATCCACGTAACCGGGTTTGACAACAGTGCAGCCATAGTTGCTTTTACTGTGGCTAAAAACATCTTCATTTGAGCAGTGGCAATCATATACGCCATCCTAACTCTATTTGTCGCGGCGGCTTGTGCAATTTCCGCTTCCGTCAATCCAAGCGTTCCGGCAATCATTTGTGCCTGGATTACCGTAATCTTTTTCATTGCCAACAATCTCAGTGCCATCTCCTTCGTGAGCTTTCCACTCGAAATTAGTCCATGCAAATCTTCTATACGGATCGCCCTTGCATACACAATTTGCATTTGCTCCTCAGCTGTGAGTTCTCTATATGCCTCGGCCTGTAAAAGCAGTGTGGCTCTCTTCATGTTTGAAGTGCGCAGCGATTCAAGCATGAAGGCGTTTTCTTGTCCAAGTACAGCGTTGTACGCTAACGTTGCAACTTTTACAGTCGCCCATATGCCAACCATTCCGCCAAGAATATCACCAACCTTTCTCCAGTTCTCCATAAGATAACGGAGCCCATCGACCATATCCTTGATCGGTCCCTTTGCGCCTTCGCCAATCTGCATAAACGTCTTATCCATTGCGTCACGCAGGTTTGCCATTGACCCCTTCAGTGTCTGAGCCTGGATGGCCTGCATATTGTAGAATATTCCGCCTGAATTCGTCATGTCGTCAAATATTTCCTTGACCATTTCAAACGAAACGCCTCTTGCTCTAATCAGATCGAACACATCAGCCGTTGTCGTCGCTTTTCCGTTCAGTATGGTAAACTTGTCGGCCAGAAGCTCGACCAAAGGAATTCCGGCCTCCGTAAACTGTCGGAGCTCCTGCCCGCGTAGAACTGACGCAGCTTTCACCTGTCCGTATGCCAAAACGAGTCGGTCCATTCCGACACCAAGGCCGGCAGAAATATCGGCGAGCCTCTTGGTTGTGTCGAACAGCTTGTCTGTTTCGATCCGGTATGCGGCGAGTTGTTTTGTGTAGGTGATGATGTCCTTAATCAAGAATGGCGACTCAATACCCATCTCAACAGACTTCGCAAACAACTCGTCCGCCTTTGTTTTATTTTGTATGATCGCGGCAAGGGCAACGCGCTGCATTTCAAATTCAGCAGTGGTGTTTACGATGTTTTTGCCCAGTCGGTAGGCGCCAAGGATGGAGATGTATGAGTTCATCATCTGTGGCATCCCATTCATTAACCCTCGCTGGGCTTGGTAGGCTTTGTTTTGCGTGTGCACGGCAGCGATACCTCGCTGCTTTGCGCGCTCAAGGGCGAGTTCAGATTTTTCTGCGTTTGCGTTAGAAATCCTTAACTTGTTCGTTTCAATAACATTTTGATGACGAACCTTGATGGCCTGATTCTCGGCAAGAATCCGAGCCTTTGTGCTAGCTATAAGCATCGCTGCCTGGGTGCTTTGCTTTGGGACCCCACCCATAGTGTTAAGCTTCGATAACTGCGTGATTGCGTTTTGAAGAGCGGCGTTATCAATTTGCAGTCCGATTTTTAATGGATGTTTATCAATTATCGCCTGCAATTCAGCCTCAATCTTCGGCCACTGCTGCCCAAATTTTCCAGGATCAACATCGAGCTTCATCCCAAAAATCAAATCCTCGTTTCTTTCTGCCATCTTATTAGTTGTTGAGTTCGTTCCTTATTCTGTTCGCTTTTTCTTCGTCTGTCGCATCGGTTCCAATCCCGAATGCGGCTAAAACACCTTTCACTTCTTTGTCACCAAGGTGTTTGATTTGCTTGTCGGGGTCTGGTGGGATTGAGCCTTTTTTGCGAAGCCCAGGCTTATCAATCAGCTTCAGGGTCTGAAGTTCTATGCTATCAACCCACCAATACCGGTATTCCGTGTATGGTGTTATCGCTCCGTAGAGCTCGATGATGATTGTGCCCCTTCGGCCGAGCTCTGTTCTGCCAGGATATTCCTGATAGTCTCCGTCGCCATCCTTTTTATTATCGAGCTGTTGTCCTGTAGGCAGAGCAAGGCGGCTAGATAATCCCGATACTCCCCCATGTCGAGGCCCTCCTTGATCACCCCACCAAGCTCTTGTGTGCTGTATTTTGCGTTGATTATCCTCCAATGAATCCAGTGGAAAAAAGTAACCTTAAACCACGAGCCGAGCATAACAAGTGATGCTGATTTCGCAATAAGGTCCCTGTTTCTTCCCATATTTAATATAAGCTCGCCGTCTTTGTAGGAAATCTCGGCTTCAGCCGTGAGTCTATCAAATCTTTTTGCAACAGCGTTTACGAGCCGCCGTATCTTGATTTGTTTATCTCCGAGCATTACGACCTTTTTTCGGTTCCGCTCTATATCTTCGAGCAGTAAATTATCTTTGGTGGTTGCCATTTGTTTTGTATTTTGTTTGTTAAAGAAAAAAGGGGTGCGGTGAATCTCACCCCACCCCTATTGTTCGGATATCGCTTAGCGAGTTTATACCGCGTAGTTCGGAGTCACGAGCGTAGACAGCATGACGGTTTTCAGGCTTGTCGTGTCTACCTTTTGGGCCTTTGCGGAGAACTTGATACCGATGCCATCGTCCTGGTTTGACAGGGTTGCCACAATCAATGCCTTCGGGAAGGTGATGGCCATATTCTTTTCACGGTTAAGCCAAGTGATCGGGGCATAGAAGGTTGCGGTCTTCTCGCCGAATCCAACGGTTGTAGCACCGGCGGCAAGCCAGGTTGCTGCGCCAGCCGAAGCGTCAGCGATAACCGACCCCTTCAGGAATTTCTGAGTCACTGCCGGGTTAAGTTTGGCGATCGTTCCCTCAAAAGAGAAGGTGCCATCCTCGGCAAAGGAATAGATTACCTGCCCTTGCTCGTTTTTGATGTCGGTCATTGTCGGCTCGTCCCCGGTATAAGATACGGTTCCATCGTACAGGTCACCAAGCGATTTCCCGTTTGAAAGACTGGAGAGCTTTGCGGTAGCCAAGCTGGCATCGGAGAGTGTGTCGTAGATGATTACGTCACCAACCCCGTTAAATACTCCACCAATTGAGGCGTCGAGTTTGCTAATAGTATCAGCCATTTTGTTTTGTGTTTATGTTAATAATTAATAAAGCAGTTCACGTTTAATACTTTTGTTGAATATCCGGTAATAAGGCTTTTGCCTGAGTAAATATAGGGTGTGTTTGCGAGTTCGTAAGAAAATGACACTCCGAGATCCTGGTCTGTTGTTTTCGCTATATCAGAAAATACCGACTGGAACTGGTCGAGCAGGAACTCTTCTCGCCTCGTGTTTACAGCACCTGTTGTCAGGAGCTTTACATAAAGCGATACAGCTAATGCGCACCTTGAGCATCCGCGCTTCGTTACGTCTGATGCAATCCCGCCATTCATATCTATCGAAATAAACTCAGCGCCAAAATCGGTCGTTGGTATCCCATCATTGACATAAATCCGTAACGATCCCGTGTGGGCTGCTATCAGATTTTTCAGCGGAGTTGCGACATCTACATTTAGTGGCACCATTGTTACTTCGTTAGATGCTGGGCCTTCCCAGCGGATTTTGGCTTAAAATTACCTTTCAGTATTGCGTTTGCCCTTGCTGCGACGATGCTTTTTACGAGGTCAGACATCTCATCCGCGTATTCATTAAAGAATCCAAGGTGAGCCTCATGCTCTTCATTCAGCCATGCCGCGTATGGCTGCGCTGCGTATAAGACAATCCAAACACCTTTCGCATATTTGGATGCCCCGAATTGCAGGGCGAGCTTTAGTTGGTCCCGGCCCCAGTAAAGGTTTTCGTTCCATTCCTGCGGCCGATCCATCACCAGGTCTTGCTGAGATCTAAAGACCGTCACCTTTCCATCGACATAGATGGCAACGGCCGTCGACTCCCTCAAGTTTCCGGTTTGAACCGGATACATGCCCTCGTCAACATAGCTCATCAGCATATCGGCAACGCTACATAATCCGTCATAAATCGCCGCAGTCATTATCGGAGGCCCATTGCCTACGCCAAGGCGTCTGTTTATTACTTCCAGGTTGTGTGCCGTATTTCGGTTCATTACCCTTCAGCGTTTTTTATCCAGAATGTCGTCCCAGTAAGATCGGCGTCTTTCACCGTCTCTATCTGCTCGATTATACCGGATATAAACCTCCCGTTTTCAACCTCAACCTCGATTCTGTCGCTTACACGAAAAGCAGTTTCCGTTTCAGGTACCACAACGATAGCATCGGCCTGCATGGAGAATCCAAGAAGCCTCATTCCGCCATTGGTGTTTAAGTCGTAGGCGCAGTCGCCGTAATAAACCCCAGTAAGGATTTCATTGCCAACCTCATCGGTGCTACCGTCGCTACGATAGACCGCGCAGACGTGCGGATAGAAAAAACCATCATTACCTGTATTTGCTATGGCGACTGGGAAATACAACAACATGTCATTGAATTCCAATGTCTGCCCCTTAAATGCCAGGTAGTTTTTGATTATCATATCCACATTCTATTATCTTCCCCATAAATGTGTCGAACTCGATATACCAAGCGCAACCTCAAACGGAGCAAGTCCGTTTTTTGTTCTCAGTGCATTGGCTTGATTCGCAAAGGCCCTCCGCTGAGCGTCGGTAATTTGTCCGACGCTCTGGGAGACTTGCCTATTGTTCACTTTTTTCGAGTAAGAACCACCGGATACAGTCCGAGAAACCATCCACAAAACCTCGGCTTCAGCCAGCTCCCTGGTTGAGGCTGACAGCGTAGACACGTCCACGCCGGTCGATAGTCCATCCACTCGGAGTATTGCCGACTCAACCTGTGAGGTTGTCAGTGTTACTCCCGGAACGAGGGTATTGAGATATTCGTTGATGGTCATATCGGATTATTTCAAACAACAACCAGTCGGTAAATATATTTTGGCTTGTCGATTACGGCCAGCACGGCTTGCTTGGTATCGAAACGCTGAATGTTGTTGTCTGTATCGGTATGAACCTTCAGCAACAGTGAGCCGTTAAAATATTGTGCAAGCGCAACGTTGCCACCAGGAGGAGGCAGAATCGGGGTCACGTGCTTAATGACACCAAGGTCGCCAGCAGGACGGAAGATTACTACGTCTTTCGCAAAGGAGTTCAGTTGGGTTTTCACGATGGCCATCTTTTTCTTGTCGAATGTTTCAACGGAGGCCAAGTGGTCAGTGACCAAGATGGGGCAACCGATGATACGTTCCAATGCCAGCTTACGAGCGTCGTCACCAAGAGTTGTGCCGATATTCAAAGCAGCGTCGTCACCGGCGGCACCAATGTAGGTGTTGTAACCGATAGCTGTCAAAACCTTGCTGTGAGACAAGATGTCTTGGAATGTCAGATACTCAACTTCTGCTACGACGTTGGTAACTCCCACATTCCTAAGCTTGCGAATCTCAGCTTTCATATCCTTGATAGGATCGGAAGTGGAACCTTCAGTCGTATGTGCGGCGGAAGTCCACCAAGCATCAGTGCTGTTTTTGGTAGTCGTGTTTCCAGCCGGAATTTGAGCAGAGAACGTGACGTTCGCAATACCACCAGGGTTGTTGGAGTCCAACAGCGTCAAACTACCCAAAGATTTCATCTGATTCACCTGGTAGGTAATCGAATTTACGTGCGAGCTAAGCAGGTCATCAACCTTGCGATATAGCAAAGCCATAGCTTGCTTAACCGCGTTGTTTGATTGCCGCATCTGCGCATTCATCAAATCACGAACCTCCTTTTCGTCACGTTCGAGACGTGCGGCCAAGGTAGGAATCGTACCGGTCAGTTTCTCAAATCCTTCTGTCGAGCGGGCTTTCACCTTCGAGTCCGGGTTGATATAGGTCGCCATGACATTCACCTTCAATTCGGCTTGGAATTGCTGGTAAGAATAGTCCATCATGGGGAACAGGTCGAATGAGAATCCGTCCCACATTGCGGTATTGTACTTGTCCGCAAAATACCCATCAATCCATGCGGAGAGATTTTCGGGTCTAATTCCTGCCGCCTGGAGCAGGTCATAGTAGTTTAATCCTGATTGATGCATGGCTTATCCTTTTTCAAATTTGATTTGGGGCAATACGGCTTTCACGCAGGCCGGTACGGGAGGAATGCGATCTCCAAGAATAGTGCCGTTAAACACAGATGCACCGGTTGCGGCGGTTACATCGTCGGCAATGTAGACTTCCCTGCGCAGCAAGCCAGTCGGCACGACAAGGATAGTTGCCCCGGCGCCAGATGCGTCGCATTGCACAAAGATGTCTCCCTCGGATGCAGCACCCCATTCGCCGACAGAGATGTCGATCGAGTAGTTACCAGATGCATCAACGGATACATTTTCAACCTCGTAGCCTGTTCCTGTAGTTCCAACTGTGGCTGGTGCCAACATGTAGAATTCACCAACAACCGGAGGAAGCGCAGTACCGGCGGCCTTCAATACAACCTTTACAGATGTAGAGGAGTCAAAGTCGGCGTCGGCTTCAAAAGTTTTCAGGATGGACAGATTGCCACCCGGTTCGGCCAAGCTTACAGGAGTACCAGCAGGGATGATTGTTCCGGCGGTAAATTTTGAAACAGATCCATCGGCATCCACAAAGGTGCCGCCTGCTTCCTCAAGACCCTCCGTGGCAATGTATTTCCATACAGGAATAGTACCTCCGTAAGACTTCGACCCAGAACCATAAGTTCCATAATGATAATTTTCGTTCATTTTGGGTTTGGGTTTTGTTAATAAATAGAGTTAGTAAAAAACATACTACTTGGTTATTCCGGGGGTATCCCTGATAAATCCTTCGTTTTTAAGCGAGTCGCGTTGATTCTTGTAGAATTCTGGCGTGCCCTCAGGGCCTGCGCTTCCACCACCAGCATCAACCGGTATGTATGGCGTACTGATTCCCGTCACCTGGGCAAGGTCTTCAAATTCTGCTTTCATCGACGATACCAAAAGTGTCACATCAGAATCGGATTTTACTGTCTGTTTGGCAGTTTTAAACGTCCTATCCAATATCGCCTTGATCCGCTCGTTTTCTTCGTTCGGCTTGTAGTCAGCCAAAAATTTGGTTTTCGCTTCGTTAAACAATTGCTCGGTGGTTTTTTCCGCTTGCATTTTTGTAAAGGTGTCGGAGAAAGGTTTTAATCTCTCGTCGATAATCTTCGCAATGGTTTCGGCTGTAATCTGATCGCTCGATGTGTCGTCCGGCTTAGTCGTGGTCTGCTGGCCTGGATGCTTATCATTCCAGTCTCTAACAAAGTCGGCCTGTTCTTTGATAAGGTTTCCGTTTGCCGTAACAAACTGAGGTTTAACCTTTGCAAAGAAATCGTCTAATTCGGCTTCGTCTCCAGCAAAAACAACCAAGCTGGCAATCATCTCATTGATACTCCTATCACTGAGCTTCCTGGAACCTCCAAGGTCGGATACGATTTTTTCTCGTAATTGTTCATTCGTAAATTTCATAGGGTTTCTATTGGTTTGTAAATTAGGTCTGATTATTTCAGACCACATATTTAACCCCAAAAATAGGACATAAATATGCATTCACCAAATTTTGTCCTTATATTTGTGATAACAATTATCATAGACCATGATACGAGTCAAAAAAGATGCGGCGGATAAACCGCCATTGTATCCAAAGGTTGAGCGAAAGCTCCCTACAGTCAAAGAAAAAGGCTGGGTAAAAATAGACGGAGTTATGCTCCGCGATCACGTTGACTATATTCCGCAGCCTGGATTTCAGGAAATTCTTAGCACGTGTGACGCTGATGTGATATTCAGCGGAGGCTCAGCTTCGGCGGGTAAAACGTTCATTATCTTGATGTTAGCTATGCGCGGCCTCGGAAATAATGGATATTCTGCCGTGTTGTTGAAGAAGGAGCTTGTCGAAACAAAGGCGGCCGGTGGTATGCTGGCTGATGCGAAGCGGTTATATCAAGATATGCCTGGCTGCGTTTATACATCATCAGACTCGCCAACATTTGATTTTCCTATGTGGCAAAGCGCAATCCAGCTAACCCACTTGAATTTACAGAATGAAAGTCAGGAGAGAGAGGCGCAGGAGAAGGCCAAGAATAAGCAGGCTTCATACATAGCCATTGATGAGCTCACAAACTTTACATTCAAGATATGGAAGTACTGGTTCTCTCGTAACCGTGACAATTCGGGTATGCGACCCAAGATGATATGCACGCTGAATGCGAATGGATGGCACTGGTCGCGACGGATGCTCGATTGGTATATCGGCGAGGATCATTTTGTCATACCTGAAAGGATTGGTGTCAAGAGGTATTTCTCAATCAACGGAGAGAGCGTCGAGGATATTACCTGGGGCAACTCGCCCGAAGAAGTTGTCCGGCTGGCTGGGATTACTGTCACGCCCGAGATGGTTGCATCCGGCGTCACCCCAGAGCACTTAGTTAAGTCTTTTACGTTCATACCAGGAAACCTGATGGACAACAGGATATTAACACATAATACGCAGGGCGGGAATGTAGCGAATTTGTATCAGCTTGGCGAAGCAGAGCGCATGAAGCTGATGTATGGGTATTGGGGCGAGTCTGAAGAGGGCACAGCTATGGTTACAAAGCGCCAGGTTCGAGATCTATTCACGAATCCCTGGGACGGAGACAAGACCATGCGCTTGTCGATAGACGTTGGCGATGGCGGGGACGCGTCTCGCTGCTGGGTCTGGAAAGGCAATCAGGTTATCAATATCGAAACAACTTACACAAGCGACGCGCAGCAGAAATCAGCATGGGTTAGAAGCATGCAAAATAAGTATGGCGTCAACGTTGAGGACATAGCTGTCGATGCGACTGGTGGCGGTAATTACCTTGATGACTATGTACGAGGCGTGCGCGGGCTTGTGATGAACACTCGGCCGGTAAGAGAATATGATGCGGCTGGAAATGAGGTAAAGTTCGAGGAGTATGTCTTGCTTCGAGATCAGCTCATGGGGAAGCTTTGCGCCATGATAGTATCACAAGGCGTAAGTATAGCAATAGACCCGGCCACCCAATTTGAGCACGGGAAGGCCGGGAGTAGAACATCTTCGATATACGACATCCTTGAGTCGCAAATAATCTCATGTATGAAGCGCATGCAAAAGCCAAACGGGAAGTATTACTTCGTGTCAAAGCAGGAGTATAAGAGCTCGCACGGAGAGTCACCAGATGACCTGGATTGCTTCCATATGGGCATGATATTCTATCTTGATATGCGCGCCAGAAAGCAGGAGGCCAGAAAATATACCGCAGCAGATTTTGCCGGATTGTACACAAACTGGGGGTAAAAAAAACCGGGCTATGCATCACGCACGGCCCGGGAAAAACAAAGCTATGGAAAACATGAAAAAATTATCTTGATACCTCTATG